GTTTCCGGAATCCGTGACTTGTTCGAAACCGACTTCCGAATTCGGGACGATCCCGTCCGAGGTATCGCGTGCGTTCTCCTCTTGCGACGTCAGCGGATCTTCTTCGGTCAGCAGTCGATCTGCGAGGAGGCGCAGATTCGCCTGCGTCGATGTCGTCTGAGGTAGGTCCTCGGTGTTCAACGAGTGTGCGGCCTTTTCCTTCTGAGGCTGAGTCCGGACCGCTGTCTGGTTGAAATTCTGCGTCGGGGCCGTGGCCTCGGATCCGGCCTTGACCGTCGAATCCTTCTCGCCGGTCCCGCCGTCGCTCTTGTTCTCAAGGCCTTCGCGTTCGTGCTGGCGTCCTTTCAGGTCCTGCTCGTTCTCCGAGCGAAAGGACTCTGCTGGGGCCAGCGCCTGATCAGCCACGAGCCGCGTAGCCGCCTTTAAATGAAACATGTTGGCTCCTTGGTTTGGATTTCGATAAAATTGTGTTATCGGGTAAATAGTAGGTAGTGGAAAACTCTGGAAAGACCATGAAACGCGGGTTCAAGAAAATCCAAAAATTATTCCTCGCCTACAAGGAAGACGCGGCCAAGACGGGGGCCAAGAACCCGGGGCGTGTAGCCTCGAATAAGATCAAAGCGCTTCCGGAGTGGTCGGAAGTCGAGGAATTCATTCAGCACGCAACGGGCGTGCTCATCGAGAACCGATTAATCGGCGGGAGGGTCTGCACCGAATGCGAAAAATTCTGGACGTCGCTTTCGCAACAGGGGATCTGCAATTTCTGTATTACAGAAAATCCGGAACTCAAAGCCGTTCGTCGGGAACGAACCGTTTCACAACGCAAGGCAACCAATCTCGAACGCTACGGGCACGTGAATAACCTGTGGAATCCGGAAACCCGAGCGGCGATCACCAAACAGTGGGGCGTCGAGAACCCGATGCAGCGCGCAGACGTTCAGGCTAAGACGAAGGCGACGAAGGCCTCGCGCTATGTGGGCGGCCACGAGATGCGGGACCCGCAGTTCAAGGCCGCACTCAGAGCACAGCGCGGATACTTCTCGCCGTTCGAGCGACAAGACGTCCGTGACTCGGTGCGCGAGATCTGGAGAGCAAACGGCTATGACAACCCGAGCCAAGATCCACAGGTCCATCAACGGAAGATCGAAACGCTGCTCGCTCGTGCGGGTGTGATCTCACCCTCACAGGAGGACGACTATCTGGAAAAGGTGCGGGCAACGCACTTGGCACGTTCGGGTGGAAAGTTCACACACCACATGCAGGATCCGCGTGTTCTGACCGGAGCCCTGCGCGCTTCGTTTCGCACCCATACTATCCAGATCGGGGATCGTACGTTCACGGTCCAAGCCAAGGCCGAAGAAGTGGTCTTGCGCTATCTGGTAGACCGATACGGAGCCCGTAGGGTCTACACACAATTCGACGAGAAATACCCCAGTGCGTTAGCCGCAAGTTTCCAGTGGACCCCGGATTTTTACGTCAAGGGCGTCGGTTTCGTCGAGTGCAAAAGCCCGTGGACGCTGTGTCTTATCACGGATGGCGAACTCGAAAAGAATCGCCAAAAGGCGGCCACGACTCCGTGCACGTGGATCGTTGTTCGCAACAAGAAGCACGTGGTCGTGCTCCCACAAGACTGGCATACGGTTATCAATGTCCCCATGTTCGTCGAATGTTGTTACTTCGATCAGCATGGGAGCCAAACCAAAGCCGGTCTCAATCGACGCATTCTGAGTGTGTGTAAGCGCTATTGCGCCGATGCCCGACTGAGGGACGACACAATATTCGTGGCGTCGAAGAGGATCGCGATTAACGTCGGACACCTCTATTGGGATAGCACCGCGCGTCATCGACTCCGTGATCTACGGCACGCATTTTCCGAGCGTCAGGCGCTGGCGGCCTCGAAAGGCTGGCGATTGGTACGGATCTGGGAACACCAATGGGGCAAGGCCGCCGAGTCGTATGTGCGCAATCTGCTGGGTCAATCGAATCGGCTGTATGCGCGCAAATGTGATATCTCGGTCAGGCCACTGGCTGAAGTCCGAAAGTTTCTATCCGACCATCACATTCAGGGGGCACCCAGAAGCGGGACCGCCTACTGTTTGGATTACGGGGGCAAAATCGTTGCCTGCATGATCTTCTCGCGGGTCACATCGATTCGAGGTTCGGCCGCCAACGCAGGGTTCGAACTTGCACGTTACGCTAGTTCTGAACCTGTGCAGGGTGGGGCGTCTCGTCTTCTCAAAGCTTTCCGAAAAGAACATACGCAGACAATCATTTCCTATTCCGACAATCAGATGTTCACGGGCAACATGTACGAGCATCTTGGGTTCCGCAAAGCGGCTGAAGGGGCACCCGATTATCAGATATGGTTCGGCCAGAAGATGGTACAGGCGAAGCAGGCCACGAAACGTGATCAGTTGGCTCGAATCGAGGGCTTCGACCCGACTCTCAGTGAATGGGAGAATTGCCAGAAACTGGGTCTCCATCGGATCTATGACAGCGGAAAGATCAAATGGGTACTTGAATAAAAGAAACGGGGGCCTAGGCCCCCGTTGATGTGCGACTACGCCGATAAACCTTAACCCGGATTTACTTGGCTGAGCGCTTCCGTGAACGAAACGCCTTGCTTGCTCACGACCACCTGCAAGTTGATGATGTGAACGGGGATGACCGGCACGATAATGACCGTGACGTTACGGATCCCGCTGTTGAAATCCTGAGCGCTGTTATTCGACGCATCACTGATGACCGTGAACGACGAGATACCGCGAGCGTTCTGGATCGTCTGCAAATAATCGGTACACGAGGCAACGATCTGACGGCCCAAAAAGTCGTCATTCGGTTCCTGCAAACTATAGAGCAGGAACTGAACCAGTGAGACCTTGATGACGTTGATAATCCGACGCACCGACAGCCACGACAAGGCACTGAACTGCGCACTCAGCGTCTGTTGTTCCCACAGCGCAGTTCCCTGACCGACAAACGTCTGCGTGTAGTTGACCTGTGCTTGGAACAGCGAATCCATCTCGCCCTGATCGTACGTGTAACGCGTACTCAGGACATCGACGATGCCTCGATTCAGACCCGCGATCGAGAACGATGGGTTGGCCACGCGATCGGTACGAGCACACAGCGCGGCTGACCAGCCCGAGAACGGAACATACTGCTGCTTCCCGTTGATCGTATCGGCTTCCAGAACATCAGGCGAGAACAGGGCCGAGTAGGTACTGTTCAGGTTCAGTTGGAGGTTCCGGTAGTTGATCGCCTGCTGGAATTGCTGGCTCGCACTCGGTACGTCCAATAGCGCTACGCAGTCCCCGCGTTGCTGGGCCAGCGTGTCCATTGCCAACTGCACGTCCGGGCTCGCGTGCCCCGAGTTCAGCAGGATATTCACCTTGTACAGTTGCTGATTCGAGAACGTGGACCACGCGCCTGCGACGTCCAGCGAAGTCGGAGCCGTTCCCGAATCGCCACCCGCCATCTGCGTCAGTGCCACACTGTCGATCGTCGGAATCGAGGTCAGCGCCGGTACATTCGAGGTCACCTGAATGTATTGCGAAAACGGATTGATCCGCTGTTCGAGTTCCGTCTCATATCCGGAACTGTCCGTGTTGTCTTCGAGCGAGCAATTGAAGTTCTCACGCGCGTACGTGCTCGATTGCGTTGTGTCGAAGACGTTGACACTGAAAATCGGATTTGGCGTCGGCAGATCCGCAGGACTCGTGATCGGTTGCTTCGTCGTGTCCGGAGTGATCAGACCTGTGTCGGTGAACGTCAACGTCCCCTGACCGATGGTCGTGATGTAACCGAGCGATCCAGAGACGCGTCCGTAGATCTTGTAGCCCTGTGCGAGCGGCACGTTATCCCACGTCAGGACGTTCGCGTACGTCGTGCCCGCCCCGCTGATGACGACCGATACCGGAGCCGTTGCCAGCGTCTCACCGTTCGATCCGAGGGCGCTGATCTGATACTCGAACGTACCGGGAACGAGCGTTCCCCCTGTGGATTGTGAGACGACGGCCAGACCTGCTGGCGTCTGGATATTCGTACTCGTGATCGACAGGGCGAGGCCGTCGCCGTAGCCGCCCGGACCCTTGTTCGGGTAGAACAGGGCGATCGCTTCATTGCCCGAACCGGCGGGCAGAATTGCTGCCCAGTCGGGTTGCGTCGGATCCACCACACCGGCCGTGATCGGCGTCAAGTATGTGGTCGTTCCGTCCGTCCACATCAGGACCGACGCGTACAGGGCACCCGCACCCACAACACGGAGGCCCCAGAGCGACGAGCCCTCTTTGAAGTAGTCCAGACCGCAGTAGACGTCGAACGAGATCGCTGCATTCGGATTTCCGTACTGCGTCAGATAATCCTGTGCGTTGGTGAACTGAATCGGAGTCGTGGCCCCCTGATTCGAGACAATCACCTGCGCAACGACCGACGTGCTCGCGCTCGTGATCACCTGCGACAGGTTGATTTCTTGAACGATGACCTTGGAGCCTTGGTTAGCCGAAATAGTCATTATTTGCCCCCTTGAGTGGTGCTAACGGTCGGGGTGGCCGTCGTCGTGCCGGTCGTAGTCGTGACCGTTGATCCCGATGCGATAACGGACGTCGATCCGGTGTTCGTGTTCGTCTGGGCGGGCGCGGCCGTCGCGCTCGCACTTGTCGTCGCGGCCGTCGACAGCACAACCGTGGCGCTCGTTGCCTGCGCGACGGCCGTGCTCGTCTCATCATCGGAAACCTTGATCAGGAGGACTCCCTGATTGTGGGCAAGCCAGCGTGGGTCAACGACCGTGCTTGCATCCAGATCGACATACTTCTTCGATCGTGGCATGAGGCGGACGTAGGCGCTCTTTTGGTTGCCCTTGGTATCTGTGACGAGGACTCCGACGGACTGCGGAACACGGCTCAGATTCTTGATAGAAGTGGCCATGCGGAAACCTCCTAAGACTTTTGAGGAAATGCGAAGAATTGAGTGCTGATGATTTGGCCGTTGACCTGCCCGACCTGACCATTAACGTTAAATTGCGTGACCTTGCCTTTCTGTCCGAGCACGGGCTCGCTCGTGTAACCGTGGATGACGGCCCGGCATGAAATCTTGTAGGACGTCTCGTTCTCGACTACGTTTTCGCGACTCGGCGTATCGATTCCCGGATCCATCGTGACCAAGATCCCGAATTGATGACGTCCGTAATTAATGCTTGTCTTCAGATACCCGAGGCGGCGTGCAAGAAGCCACCGACGACAAAAGGCAAGAACAGAACCCTGTTCAACGGATTGGAATTTGTTGGTCGTGTACTCGATTTCGATCTCGAAATTCGTGGGCAGGACGCGGACGGTACGAACCTCTGTATCTGAGGCGACATCAAGGACCAGACCCCGGCGAAGAAAGTTATGCGGGTTATATGACTCCGCGTTCTCTTCGACTCTGCGGATCTCGAAGGTCGCGTACGGATATTCAAGCGGCGTGTCACCGAACAAACGTTGCAGGATCTTCGTTTTGTCGTTGGCGTTGATGAACGCACATTTGACGGCCCCGAACACCTGCTGAAAACGCTGCTGAAATCCGTTCAAGACGAGGTAATCGATTGATTCGATAGCGGTGTCGGCCATGCACGGACCTCATATGCAAAATAAAAGCCCCGGCGGATCAACCGGCGGGGCTTTTGGGACTGCGAGACGGCGGATTACTTCGCCTTTTTGAGCGAAGCGAGCGCCCGCGCGAACGCGTCGCCGCTTTCTTCTTCGACTTGCTCTTCGATCGCCTCGTCTTCGACCGTTTCCGGCTCACCTTCCGGTTCGAGTTCGGCGACGATGGCAGATGCGTTCAGTTCCGGGTTGTCACCGAACAGCTTCGCCAGTTGAAGAACTTCGGCCTTGGCCTCGACCGAGGTCTTGGCCTTTGCGCTGGCTTCGGCACGAGCCTTTGCCTTCGCTTCGAAAGCCTGCTTGTTCGACGCTTCGAGAATGCCGAGCGCCTGCTTGACATCGGGTGCTGCCATCGCCTTGGTGAAGGCGAGTGCTGCGGTCTGGACTCGACCCTTTGCGTGCTGATCCATAGCGATCGCAATGTAGTCGAGAGCACGGTTGTACGTCTTCATGATGAATTCCTTTTCGTTGTGCTCGTAACAGACGCAGGATCCGAAGACCCTGCGCCGTCGACGACATTGGATTACATGCGGAGGCCCTTGGCGACCGAACGCGAGTTCGCGACCGCGACGGCCAGCGACTCGAACATGACCCAGCCGCGACCCGGAATGCGTTCGATGCTGATGTCGGTCGGCTGGCTTTGCAGACCGCCGCGATCCGAGTAAGCACCGTGGTTCAGCGCATCCGAGATGATGAAGAATTCGCCTTGGTTCAGGACCTTGTGTTCCGGGTGACGATACGCGTCCGACGTGATCGTGCAGCCGTAGAGAACACCGAGTTCACCGGTCAGGAGGAGTTCGTGACGAGCAACCGGATCGATTGCCGTGAAGAAGTCCGAGTTACCGATGATATCTTGGTACAGGTCGGTCGCCATCAGCATGTGCGGAGCCTTCAGACCCCAGCGCGTGACGTTCGTCATGACTTGCGCGAACGTGTACGGCGTCAGTTGACCCGAGATGATCGACAGCGGATTGTCGATGCCGACGACGGCATTGACTTGGTTGTACCAGAGGCGGTCCTCACCGACCATGATCGCTTCCGTCGCTTCGACGTACTTCTCTTGCAGGACGTCACCGGCCGACTGATTCAGTTCATTCGTCGGAATGAACGGGCGGGTCACGACTTGCAGTTCCGGCGGGGTCAGCCAGCGATCGCGCATCAGTTGGGACTGAACGCGCGTCGGACTCGTGCTGTACACGGCCGTCACGTTCTTGTTGCGGAGCGGGAAGCGGACGATTGCGCCTTGCTCGACCGTGACTTTCGTCAGGTACTTGCGCATGAAACCCTGACGGTTGCAGGTCAGGTACAGACTGTCGGCCATACGTTCGCCGAGCACGCGATGCGCTTCGCGATCGTTGAAAGCGGCCTGCACGAGTTCACGTGCAAGCTTCGAGCCCTGTTCGGCCGAGGCAAACACTTCGTCGCTTGCGATTTCACCGCGCGATGCTGCGGCGATGAATTGCGCTTGCTTGTTCAGGAGATCGCGCTTGTCCGATGCGTTGATTTCACCGTTCGAAGCAACCGCGCGTTCACCCTTGCGAGCGCCGCCGAATCGATATTCCGATGCGGCTTGCATCGGCGTTGCAGCCGAGCGGACTTGGATCTTTGCTGTCATTTCTTGTACTCCGGATGTTTTGTTGGGTTAGATCAGGAATCTGGAAATTCCAGATTCCCGTCTAAGAAGCCGCCCTAACGATTAGGGAGCCGAGAAGGTGATGCCGAGGAACGGCTGGTCTTGCGACGGAACGGCCGAGACGTAGGCCGCCGGAATCGCGTTACCTGCCGGTGCCGAATTCGGCGTGCCGAGCGTCACCTGACCATTGGCCGCGAGGCACAGCGTCGCGCTCGTTGCCGATCCAGCGGCTGCCCAGTTCTTCGAGGCGTCGAACTCCGACGTGTAAATCGTTCCGCGCGTGTACACGCCGATCTGGCCGACGTAGGAACCGCTGAATCCACCCGGCTGCACGTCGCCGAAGAGTGCGCGTGCTTGAATGACCGTCAGTGCATACTTGTAGGTGACCGTCACTTCGTCACCTGCGGTCAGGCCCGAGATCGTCGAACCCGTGACCGTGTAGCCCGTTGCCGGAGCATTGGTCGTGTTGTCGAAGACGAACACTTGACCCGAAACCGGCGTCAGCGAAAGCGTGATGATGCCGGTGCTCGGCACGAGGAACTGTTCGACCTTGTTGTAGTACGGTTCAGCGAACGGAGCCGCCGACGTACCTGCGACTGCGAAACCGACGAAAATGTCGGTCGTGCCACCCGTCGAAGGAAGGACACCAGCCGATGTGTTGCCGTTCGTACGAACCAGAGCCTGACCTTCGGCGAGGATGGTCGCACCCGAAGCAACCAGCATCTCCGTGCTGTCGGCGGTCTTGCCGAATGGGAAATAGAAGCTCATTTGATTCTCTCCAGAATTTGGTTTTGCGTGCGGTCTGGAAAATCTCGAACTTCCCAGACCGTCACGATGAAATTACTGATTGGGGATTTGCTGATCAGTACGATGGGAACGGCAGCTTTCCGGAGAGGATTGCCTGAGCCGTAACTGAATAACCGGTGGCCTTCGCGCTCACTTCCTGACGCGTGCGACGAGCAGGGCCACGCATGAGAGCCGCACTCACCGTTTGAGGTGCTTGCTGATCCGCGATCTCGTCGGCGAATTCGTCGTCTTCGAGGTCATCCATACCCTCGTCGGCCGCCGAATATTCCGCTTGGAAATCCGGGCTCGCGCTGTCACCGAACAGATCCTTGTCGTCTTCCACTTCGCCATCCGACGTGAGGTCGAGCGCTTCGACGTATTCGGCGCGCACTTCGTCGCTCTTGTCGGTCAGCTTCATCGCCAGAGTCAGGATCGCCTTCGCGTAGTCCACACCCTTGGCGGCGAACACACGACGAACCATCTTGTCGGCACCGCGAACGTTCGCTGCTTCCAGTTCTTCGATCAGCGACGCACGCAGTTCATTGCGCGTGTCCTTGAAGTACTGACGATTGATACCGACGGCCGCGATGGCCAGACATTGTTCGAGAACTTCCGAACGTGCCTGATGTTCGGCGTGGACAGCGGCCGTCAGCTTCTTGGCCTTGGCTTCGACGCGTTTGTTCAGGATTTCGGCCTTGCCGACGTTGACCGTCGCGAGCACAAATCCCATCTTCTTGAGACCGGCGCGCACACCGTGCGTGGCCATCGTCGCCATCGTCGCTTCTTGGAAAGCGTCGCCGAGATAGTGATCCTCGGCTTGAGCGCGAACAGCCTGCTTCTTGCCCATGCTCGCGATGATTCGATTTGCCTTGATGACCTTCACCGAGGTTCCGATGTTGGCCATGTAGCAGTTGTCGACCTCATCGTCCATTCCGTCGACGTCCATGATCGCCATATCTTCCGAACCGGCTTCGGCCGGTGCTTCGAATACTTCGTCTTCTTCGACGAGCGGATCATTGATTTCCGGAACAGCCGGTTCTGCGAGATCATCGATCTCTTCGACTTCAGCCGGAGCCGTTTCTTCGGCGCCTTCGACTTCGAGTCCCGATTGCGGGTTGTCGCCTTCGAGATCGACACCCGACAGCGGATCGGTCGAACCCGGTTCAGCGGTCGTCGGACCCTCCGAACTGACGGTCAGATAGCCAGCGGCCGGATCGACGTCATTCGGCATATGCTGCGTATCTTGTTGGCCGCTTTCGTCTTCCGAATCTG